AGAAAATATCAAGAAGAATAGTTTCGGCTATTTGTGCTATCCTAGTTGGTGGTATAGGATTTTTTTCTGTTGCTACCTTGGAAAAGGATAGTCACGTAGTTGAGAGGAGAACTTTACTTGATTCATTAGATACTACTCAGGCAATAGTTGATGATTACGAACACACTGCCAATTACCAGGCTATGTTTAATTACAAAGCTAAAGAGGTTACTGCCAACTGTAACAAGTGCGGCCCTCGTCTAACCGACATTCAATCGATGTTGGATTCCATAAAGGAAGTAAAAGGAGAGTTGGTGGTGCCAAAGTACCCTGGTTGGTCGGCACTTGAATGACAGGTAAGTTCGCAGCCAACGAAAGAAACCTTTAATCTTAGTAATTTTCGCAAAAAATATTCTAAGATAAATTAAAATCCCCTGAAAGTGGTTGAGACCTGCAGGGGATTTTTTAGTAGTTGGTATTAGTGAATTTATTATTAACTACTCTATCATGCTTTATTTTGTCCTTCGACATTTCTTCTATTTCTATCAGCTGTTCTTGCGTACTGCCAATGTAGAGCTTCTTCAATCTTTGTAATAGTTAAAGCATTCTCCCTACATGGAAATGCTTCATTCAAACTCTGGAACAAACATTTAGTGTAGTTTAAAATATCTACTGCTTGTAATCCATTCACTCCAACCTCTCCGATGGGATCTGATTGTACTTTAAATGATACAATAGGAGCAACTCCTTTCTCATCTGCGATATTTTCTAATCCAATGAAGTCTATTACTTCTGGGTGTGTTTCTTTTAACTTTTCAAATGCTTTTTCTACGTGTCTCATTTTATCTTTCTTTAAATTATTTAGATTCGACCTTAATGGTCTTTGTTTTTACTACTTATTTATTAAGAGCTCCAATCATCTTTTAGTTCTACTTTAATTGTTTTTGGTGCTATAGGTGCTTTTGGTAATGGCATCCAATGGGTAATCTTATAATCCTCATAAGGTTCCATTTCACGAGTTGCAAACCAATGTGCTTCTTTATCGTGAAGGTGACCACTATCCTCTTTACTATTGGGATCTATTACCCTTTCCCATCTTTGTACACTTGCTTCATAATCATTAAAGAATCCTTGTCCAGTTACAAATACTGTAACTCCTGGTTCCGGAAGTTCGTCTTCTACGCTTATCCAATTTTTCATAAATATTATTTTTTAATTCTATATATTAATTCAAATGTTACTGAGAACATTGTTTTTATTATGATGAAAGCTATTAATTTATAATACCAATCCTCTTGTCCATTAACTGATATTGTCAATGCTATAATTAATTGCCAAGTAGAATAAAATAAGAATTGAGCTAAATGCCAACCATCAGTAAGAAATACAAATATTGTTGTTGAGAAAGGAAATCTTTCTGCATGTTTTGGTGCGAATCCAAAGTGATACCATTTTGGTATATAACGATAAAGGGTAAATTTCTTATCAGTTATATTGCTAGGTGTCCATGGTATGGTTTTATACTTTCTCCACCAACCATCATTCTTATTCCAATAGTCAGAGTTAAACTTTCCTTCGCTACTCCAATCCATCAATACATTTAGTGGGGCAAGTAGTAAGATAAGTATTGCTATTATAACAATCATCTCCATATCCCTTTATAGTTCATCCAAGCTCCAAATGGAACTAGAACAATACCAATGAATAGAAATACTAAAGCAAGCCACCATTCGCTGCTCTCTCTGACTATTTCAAATATTAAAACTATAATTGTCATCAGTATTAGCACTAATGAAGTGTTCTTGTATTTCTTTCTAAAAAAATACGCTGTAAATGTTTCGTTTTCTTTTTTCATAATTTATTTGTTTTTACGTTTATGTTCAGGGTATCTAACCCCTTTTGATTATTAATACTTAAAACTAATTGCTCTCTTGCTATATTTAAGGCCTTTTGTATTCTATTTAATTTATGAAATCCTTTTGAGTTTGGCTTTATTCTTTGTATTACCTTGCCACTAAAACAATCCCTCCATTCAATTAATACAATGCCAGTTTTATCATCCGTAGTGATGATTACCTTGCTATCATCTAAAGAATCTTTCTTACTTAATTTCATTGTTTTCTTCCATTAGTAAAAAACCATCCAAACTTTCTGTTAAACCATTTTTCAAATCTTACAAACCTATTTGGCTTGATGTGATTCATTAGGTCCTTTCTTATTTGTTCAGGGGTCTTTCTGTCTTTATCCCTTTCTTTTATTAGGGCCTTTCTTTCGTCTTGTTCTTGTTCGTTTTTATATATCGATCCGATTCCGCTCATTGCTTAATGTTTAAATTCATCGAACTTGTAGTTAATTCTACCATGTTCCGATATTATTGATAGGTTAGTTAATTTGCTTTCGTGTTCTATTTCTTTTCCAGAGATGCCGAGAGTAGCCCATATCCTTGTGATCAGCTTTTCTCTCATTCTATCTGTTGGGATTTTGTTGTTATCATCTAAAACCATTACAATCTTTTTCGCCTGTAGAGAGCTGGCTCTCTTTGTTTTAATCTTAGTGTATGTAATGGTGCAATTCGCTAATACAATCTTAGGCTTATATCCGACCTCATACTTCCTTTCCTTTTCCATATAACAAATGTAAATAAATAATTGTATTTAAAATACACTTATACTGATTTATTTGTATATTTGCCTTGTGAGATTACATAAAAAGAATACAGAAAATCCTTTTCAGGAGGGTGAATTAAATATTAAAATGGAAGAAGCATACATCATAAAGGGTTTGAGCAAGACAGCTATGAAGCTGTATATGTTTCTGCGTGAGCATGCTTTCCGAACTAATGGTCGCGTGATATTTGATTTCGCTATGGCTAAAGGAATTTGTAACTTTAAACAAGATAAGTCTGTTTATAATGCTTTAGGGGAGTTGATAAATAATGATATTATTGCTGGGTCTGATGATTCTATTGAGTATTACTACAACCCCAGTTTTATGTCAAACGAAAAAGAATAGCTATGGACGTTTTAAGGGTAGGTGATAATTTAATTGTAGTAGACGGTTTATCTGTCTACCAGCCAAAGGGTGATAGTAATTGGTTTGCCTGCAATAATAAAAGAATTGGTACTATTCGTTTACAAGCCTTATATTTGTATTTACATAATGAGGATAATGCTCGAAGAAAGCGATTCAATACTTATGTGGATAAAGTTATTAATAAATTAATATACAATTAAGATGAATATCAATCAACGAGTTGCATTCGCGAGAGCTGCACAAGAAGAGGATGCTAAGATAATGAGCAAGAGAAAGCCAAAAGCCACAAAGAACAAGAGAAAGGCATCAACTAAGATGAAGCCAGTAAGTAGGAAAGGTAAAAACAAATTCACGTATTAATGTATAACGAACTTATTGATGTAGATACTGATGGGAATGTTTTTGTTAAAGACAATTCTATTGGGTTAATGCCAAAACTGTTTGCTGTCTATAAGGATAAGCACATGGGTAGTAACATGGTTAAATACATTGTTGGTGTATATGATTACAAATCTCCTTTTAGAAGACTCCCTGAAGACGAGCGCTCAGCAAGAGTTTCCTATTCTGTTTATTCTAAAGACAAACCTCCAAAAGTTTCTGATACAAAAGTTGAAGAAGCTATTGAAGAATATCTTAAATTACAATATGACCCACTTATTGACCAATATAATACGATGGGTGAGCAGATGTATAAGATGAATAAGGTTTACAAGGCTATGATTCCTACGGAGAAGAATCTTGAAGACATGAATAAGATGCAAGAGCAAATGGGTAAAGCTGCAATAGCTAGAGACAAGATAAAAGACCTCATTCTTAAAGATCAACAAACAGAATCTAATATCAAGGGTACTGGTTCAGAAGACTTTAGTATTTGGGAACAAGATGAGATGATAGGGAAAAAATAATCTATGATAGCGGCAAAGAAATACTCTCCAATAATATTTGATAAGAATCAGAAGGACTATAAGCAATTAAAGAAAAATACTTCTGAATACTTTTCCTTTTGGAAAGAACAGAAGAAAAGATTAAAGGAAGGATATAAACCTACTGGTGGTTCTTGGATTCCAGGAAACTATTATTTCTATTTAAACTTTTCTAAGATACATGGATTACCAAGTCCAGAATCAAGGCGTAAGTCTATGATTCCTCCAATATATCGTGACCAAGATCATGAGTATTATCAAGAAGTTCATCACGCTAAGTATGGAGATGGAAAGGATAACAAAGGTGGGTACGGTATTATAGTATTAAAAGCAAGACGTAAGGGGTTCTCCTTTATGAATGCTAATATATTATTACATGAATGGACCTGCTATGCTCACTCAGAAAATGGGTTAGGTGCACAGCGTGAAGATTATGTTCAAGATTTTCGTAAGAAGATGTTATTGTCCTATAACGAATTACCTTCTGAATTGAGGAATAAGATTCTCAATAACAATGAGGAAATCTTTATGTCGGGATACAAAGAGAAGGAAGATGGTATTTGGGTAGAGAAAGGGATGAAGTCTATGGTTCACTTTAGGGTGATGGAGAAGCCTAATGCTTTCAGGGGAACATCTTTGAATTACATGGTATTCGAGGAAGCGGGAGAGTTTTTAAAGCTTAAGCGTTCATTCCAATCATCTGAGGATTGTTTTAAAGAGGGTAATGTATTTTTTGGTACACCAATTATCGGTGGAACTTCTAATGCTATGGAGGTTGAGTCTGATGATTACATGGATATGTATTATAATGCTGAACAGTTTAATTTAAAGCCTGTATTTATTAAGGCATCTAAAGTGTTTGGTAGTTTCTTTGATATGTCTACGGGTGCATCTGATTCAAAAGGAGCAGAAGAGTTTATTATAGCTGAGGCTGAAAAGCGTAAATCTACTGGAGATTTACAATCATATTACTCTTACTTACAAGAAAATCCTTTAGAGGTGGAGCATGCTTTCTTTAAATCAGGGAAGACTCCATTTGATTTAGAAAAGATTAATAAACAGATTGCCAATATCAATACTAATCCTAGTTTTCAGAGAGTTCAGAAAGGAACATTGGAATGGCCTAGAGATAAAGAGGGGAAAGAAATATTTGGTGCAACACCAGAGTTTATTTTAGATGATGGATCCCATGATGAGGTAAATCCTAACAATGAGTTGTTTCCATTTGAGATAGTTGAACAACCAATTCCTTCTATGGCTAATATACATTTAGCTGCGGTTGATCCTTATCATATTGATGATGAACTGGAGGAGATGAAGAAAAAGATGTCTGATCAGAAGGATAGGTCCGATGGTTCAATGTGTGTGTATCGTAGATTTGTTGGACAGAATACAATAGGTGAGTTACCTGTAGCGTTCTATACTGATAGACCTTATTCTAAGGAGAAGTTCTACGAGAACTGTTTAAAGTTGGCTGTGTTTTATGATTCTCAAATACTTGTGGAATATAATGATGATGGTTTCCTTAAATATTTTATAGCCAAGAAAATGACTAGATATTTAAAGGAAAGACCTCGTGCTGCTGATAGTCCTTGGAGTCAAGCGACAAACAGATATGGTATTCACATGAAGACTTTCCAAAAGAAATTATTGACTGAGCTTGTAGATGAATATGTTAAAAAGCATTGGGAAGATATTTACTTTTTAAAATTATTGAATGAATTATCCGTTTATGGAGTGAAAAATACAGATAGGGTTATGTCTTTTGGTATGGCTCTAATACATGATATGGATGCTACTAAAAGAATCTATGACAAAGACGAGGAGGAGAATATTGAGCCAATGGATGGATTGCCTGGGTTTAGTAGAAATAGTCAAGGTGGAATAGTAACTCTAAGTAGTAATAATAATAATCATTTTGAAACTAATAAAAGAAAGGTTACTTTTGATTACAAACTAGACGAAGATACTGAACTATAAATACGTATGGATTTTCCACAACAGAATGTTCCCAAGGGAATGAAAGATGAAGAGTGGCACTTAGAATGTGTTGACTCATTAATGCGCCATCATCAGGATTACAGCTCTTTTCTTGATTCAAGAAAGAAAGATCACGATAATTATTTAATCACACAAGGACAGTTTAATCATAAGGAGTACGAGTATGTTACCGACACTTATGGATTAACCTCCCCTGCTAGATTAGTTAATTACCCTATCATATTGCCAAAGCTTGATTTATTGGCAGGAGAATTAATAAGTCAACCATTACAATATACTGTTAATGTTATTAATCGTAATGCATTGCGTAAGAAGAATGAGGAAAAGATTACTCTAGCTGCAGAGGTAGTATTGAGGCCAATTCGTAGGCAGATTGAGCAAGCATTGGGAATGCCAATTCCTGACGAGAATGTTGGTCAAGAAGTACCGCCAGATGTTGAAAGGTATCAAAAACTAAAGTTTAGAAACGCCATTGAAGAGATGGTTCATGTTGGATTAACATTCTGTATTCAACGATGGGATTTAAAGCAAACCTTTAAAAGAGGTTTCTACGATTTAACTATTACTGGTAAAGAATTTTATAAAATTTATATTAAGGAGGGAGATCCTTATGTTGAACGTCTTGACCCACGTTCAATGATATTTGATTTAGATATTGAGAAGGAAAGCTTACAAGATTCTAAATATGCTGGTCACGAAAATTGGTACACTGTCAATGAGATAATTGACCGATATGGCTATGACCTATCTAAGAAGCAAATTACTGAGCTTGAAAAATTACAAAGTAAGGGTGTGGGTAGTGACGTATCTGGCACATTCTCTTTAGATAATTATTCTACTACATCAGCAACCGATTTAAAGATTAGAGTTGTTGAATTTCAGTGGAGAAGTATCAGGATGATGAAACATAAAGTTTCTAATAATGAATTTGATCCAGAGAATCCTTGGCTGAAAAAAGTGAAGGATGATTATAAGGCAAAGAAGGGAGAAACTATTATTGATAAGCCTATAACTGAAATACGTCAAGCAGCAAGGATTGGTCCAATGGCAGCACTTTATCTGTTGTTGATTCATTAAAGAATGTCCAAATACTATACAATATTACGATGTATCAGATTGAATTAGCTATGGCTCGTTCAGGTGGTAAATCAATTGTTTATGATGTATCTCAGAAGCCTAAGAATATGACGTTGAAAGATGTTATGTATCATGCGAAGAACAGTGGACTTATCTGTATCAACAATAAAGCTGAGGGTATGCAAACCAATGGCTTTAACCAATTCCAACAAGTAGATTTTACTCTTAGTCAATCTGTTTCTCAGATGATTAACCTTAAGATGATGCTTGAAGATACAGCTGATAAATTAACTGGAATATCTGCTAGTAGAGCAGGGGTTCAGAAATCAGGAGATTTGGTTGGTGTTACTGAGCGTAATGTGATGCAGTCTACTTTAGTTACTGCTCCATTGTTTGATATTCACTACCGATTGGTTGGTGATGTGCTACAAGGGTTAGCTAATCTAATGAAACCGGCTTGGGGTAAAGAAGGTCGTATGGCTAATATCTTTGGTGATATGGGTATGCAGACTTTTAAGATTGATAAGAGTATTGCTTTATCTGAGTATGGTATATTCGTAGAGAATAGCGGTAAAGAGGTTCAGCGTAAGCAAGAGATGATGGGATTATTAGAAAGATTCTCATCTTCTGGAAATGTGGACCCATTAGCAATTATACAAGCTGTTAATGCAGAAGGATCAAGTGAAGTTGAGTCAATCTTAACTGAAGGACTTACTGCTATGAAAGAACAGTCTGCTTCAATGGAAGAGAGACAAGTTGCTGCTCAAGAAGAAGCGAATAGAATCAATGAAGAGAAAACTACAATGCCTTTACAAGTTCAACAGCTTAAATCACAAACTGATATACAGCTTGCTGAAATGGAGCTTAGTGGTAAGTCACAACTTCAAAATAATGACTTGATTCATAAGGAGAATATGCAACAAGAAAGTAAGAATTCAAAATTAGATGAAATGATGTTATCTCAATCAGGTGATGATGAGGTCGCTGAAAGTTAAAATAAAATTATATATTTGTATCTAAAGAAAATGTTATGGAAAAAGATAATGAAAGCAACAAGCCTAGCGAGGAAGTTGTAGAAAGTACTCCAGTTAATGAAACGCCTGCTGCAGAAGGTTCAGAAAAACCAGAAGCAAAATCAGAAGAAAAAGAAAGTGTAGATTTCGATCCATCTGCTTTTTCAGATGTAAAGGTGGTAAATGCTGAGGTTGAAAAACCAGATAGTGAAATTACTGAAGGTGCTGCTGCATCAGAAGAAGGAAAAGAAACTATTCCTGCTACAGAAGAAAAACCTGTAGATGCTCAGGAAGGTCTTGAATGGGTAACGGATGAGGCTACTCCAACTGAAGGGGCAGAGGCTCCAAAACCTGACGAGGTGATTCCTACTGATAAACCAGTAGATGAAGCTCCAAAAAAGGTTAGTGAGGATCATTTCAAACAATTCTCTGATGAGTTAGGTTTGAAATTTGACACAATGGATGAGATGAAAGAACATCTTAAAACTGTTGAAGAAGAGAATAACCAGTTGAGAAATGCAAGTGGTAGTGGAGCGAAAAACGAAGCCATTCAAAATCTTGAATCCCTTTTGAAAAAGGATAACGAAGATTTAGTTAGGTTGTCATTAGAGAAGGATGGATTTAAAGGAGAGGAATTAGATGACGCAGTTGATAAGTATATCGACAATGGCTTAATAGATATTGAAGCAAAGAAAATTCGTAATACAATTAGTAATGCTATTGTAGGCGAACAAAATAAAGTAACACAATCGACTGTCGATGCTGATGCAAAGCAACAGCAAGAATATGCCGAGAGTGTTAAAAAGCTTGAAGAGCACATAAGCAAGACTGAAACAATGTTCGGTTTTAAAATGGCTAAAGACCCAGAAAGTCTTAAGCAAGTTCAACAAGGACACGCTGAATACATCAAAAGTGGTAAATTCATGGATGATGTATTTGCAAATGATGAAAGTTTAGCTGAGGCTGCATGGTTCGTTAGAAATAAAGCAGTGATCATTAATGCCATAGCTAATAAGAATTTACAAAAAGGGAAGCAGTCTATCTTGGATGATATAAGAGAGCCGGAAGTTGTAAGTCCTCAAAGGTTTAGGGATCCTGAAGGCTCTGATGAGTTTGATCCGCAAAAATTTGGGGCGAGAAATTAAAAATAGTATAAATTTAAAAATTAGAAAAAATGAAGTTTCATTCAGGTACTTATGGGAAAGAAACCCAAGAATCAAATGCTTTAGTAACGAACTTATTAAAGTATCCGGAAATTGCTAAAACATTAATTAGACAATATCCACAATACTCGTTAAACTACTTCCTTGACGGAACTGGTAGATTTGCGAAAGAAGAATTAATAGGCGAAAACGCTTTTAGATGGCCAATCTTAGGAAGATTGAATAGACCTTCTACTTGCTCTGGTGTAATTACTGGAACTGGTGTTGGAAATTCAACTTTTACTGTTGAGTTTGAAGAAAACTTTTTCAATCCTAATGATGTAGTAAGATTTGCTGGTGAAGAACAAGCAATCGTAATGGGGGAACCTGTACCAACAGCTGGTGGTTACACTTTCTCTTTTATCTTACAAACTAACGATGCTACTGCAACTATCGCTCCTGCTTCTGCAGCTGCTGGTTTAACAGCTAACACTGTTGGTTCTGCATTTCCAGAAGGATCTGATAGAGGTTTTGAAAACCACGTTTATCCAGACTGGTATATTAACCACATTGGTATTGCAAGAAAATCTAAATCAATCACAGGTTCTGCCTTGACTGATATTACTTGGATTGAAAACAATGGTCAAAGAGTTTGGTTCTTTACTGATGAGAAGTTAATGAGAGAAGAGTTCCTTTACCAAAAAGAACTTGATTCTTGGTATTCTACATCTACTATGGATGCTAATGGAAACTCTACGGTTATCGGACCAGATGGTAAGCCTATCGTAAAAGGTGACGGAATCCTTCGTCAAATTGATGCTGCTAACGTTGATACTTATAACGGTCAATTGACTGAAAAAAGATTAACTGATTTCTTAGCTCAATTGCAATTAAATACAGGAAGTCAAGATAAGCACTGGATGGTGTTTACTGGTACTGCTGGTAAAGTTGCTTTTCACGAAGCTATGAAAGATTTAGTTTACCCTGCTGGTAACTTAATTTACGATGCTAACGTTGGTGCTGATACTGAAATCGGTGTGAACTTTACTTCGTATAATGCTTTAGGTTCTAGATTAACTTTAGTTCACAATTCATTATTTGATGATCCGAATTTACATGGAAACAACATTGACCCAGTTAGTGGTTTCCCTAAAGAATCATTTAGAATGGTATTCTTAGATATGGGAACAACTGATGGTGTTTCAAATATCGAAAGAAAAGTTAAAGGTGCTGCAGGTATCGATAGAGGAATGATTATTAAGTATATATCAGGAATGGTAAATCCTTTCAATCAGTCTTCAATGGAAGCTGCTAACTCAAGAGATGCATTTACTTGCGAGATTCTTTGTGAATCAGGTATAATCGTAAGAAATCCATTGTCTTGTGGACAATTAGTATTTGCATAATTATTAATTACATATTTTTTTAAAACATGGAAAGAGGAAAAGAGCCTTTAAACAAGGCAAAGATAAAGGAACTAATGGAAGGTGCCCCTACAACGGGTAACGTTGAAATTAGATTGAAAGACCCTAAAAGAACAGGTTCAATAACATTGCGTGGATATACTGGAGATGATGGATCTTACAGACCTTACGTTGACCAACATGGTAACGAAAGAGTTTTTAAGTTTATTAGAACTATATATTTGGATATGAGTAAAGAGGGTGATAGGTTAACGCTTCAAGCGGTAGCCAATCATCCCATTTACATCAAAGGTTCAAGACCAGTCCTTGTTGTTGTAGACCATGAAGATGATGCAGATGCTTTTGTAGCATTAAAAGATAATGAAGCATTAGCTGGTAAAATAATTGCTGACCTTGAAGGTAAGGATTTGCAAGATTTTGCTAGAGTGCTTTTAGTTACGGTAAAACCGGGCAGTTCAGATAAAGTGATCAAAAGAGCAATCTATGAGAAAGCTGAAACTGAGCCTGGAGAAATTCTTAATGAATGGAACGATGAAAATCGTGAGCTTAAAGTTATTCTAAGAAAAGGATTAGAGAAGCAATTGTTTACTTATAAACAAGGGCGATATACTTTTAGTAATCAATTGATGGGTACTACCTTTGATATTGCTGTAGATTGGCTTAAAGAAAACGAGGATTTAATTCCTTCAATGCGTAAACAACTAAAGTAAGATGGATATAATTGAGATGCAAGATGCCTGCGATGTAGGTTTAGATAAGGCTAATTCTCCTTGGTACACAAGTACTGAGAAGGATTATTACCTAAACAAAGCTCATCATGAGTTCGCTGAATCTCGATATAGAAATTTTGAAAAGGATGAACGTACTCGTAAAGAATTATTGCCGTTAGTTAGAACAAGCTCTGGAGCTAATACTGATACGATTAATTATAGCAACATACCTGATTTTATGTTCACCCTAAGTATAGGGGGAGTATTTAATAAGATGTGTGGTAAAGGAACAAGTTTAAAGGGTGTTCATCCACTTCAGCTCGATGATGAGTTTGATGTAGAGGAAGACCCTTTTAATTTAAGTGCTGATGATAATCCCAACTATGTTGAGGAGAATCTTAATGGTGATGATGTTGCCATTATTAAATCTACCACAACTCCTTTATCCTATAAGCTAAAGTATTTAATGATACCGACTACGGTATTTCGAGATGTTAATAATCCTTCTAATAATGTTAATTCAATTATGCCTATATTTACGCATGATGAAATTGTTAGTATTGCGGTTAGAATGATGATGGCAAATACTGAACAGTTTCAGAATTATCAAGTACAAGAAAGAGAAATACAAAACGAAAATTAAAAAATCATGGCAAAAGTAACTTATACAAAAGCTCAACTAGAAGCATTTACCGTTAAGGAAATGAAGACGTTGGACTTGTTTTCAAAAATTGATCCTAAAGGATTAGACAAAAAAGGAATCGTTAAAGCGTTGATTAGTACTCAAAAAGCTGAACAAAAAGCTCTCAAAGAAGAAGCTGAAAAATCAGAAATTAAAAAAGAGACTAGCCCGATAGTGGAAAAACCTGTTGTTGAAACTGAGGAAAAATCTGGGGAACCAGTAGAAGAAGAAGCTAAAGAAGTGAAAGAGGAAAGTAGTTCTGAACCTCATTTTCATAGACCAACAAAAAGGAGAAATCCTATGAACTTCAGATAAAAATAAATTATTAATTTAAAACATATATTATGATTTCAGGAAGAAATTATTATGCATTAATCAATGGGGTAGCTAACACGCCTGCTGCGAGTGGAACACCTTCAAAAATTAATGTAACGGCACAATTCAATCCGTTTAGATCGGAATTAAAAAGCGCTATCAGCATTGCTCAGCAAGTTGGTACTGCTGGTTTTTTAACTGTAACTTTTGCAGGTACTTACGCTGTAGGTGACTTAGTGAGATTAACGATTACTTCTAATTTGACTTCTCGTCAAGCTTGGAGAAAATCTTATACTCATGTTGTTCAAGCTGGTCTTGCAACTGTAACAGATATAGCTAATGCTTTTACTGCAATGATTGCGGCTGATGTGGCTAACACATTAAATACGCCTTATTCTGCTGTAGCTAATGTAGCAGGTGTTATGACTGTTACTCAGTTAGATGATGACAAGAAAGGATTAGTTGGTTATACATTTACTGATAGTGCTGCTGGTACTATTGTTAATGTTCCTACGGCAACTGTTATTTCAGAAGGTCAGCCATCTGATTTAGTTGACAAAGGTATCGATGCGGGATTAATTACTGCAGCAAATTATACGACTGTAAGAATTACATTCCATGCTGATGCTGCTATTCCTTTTATCGATTCTCAAGGAGCTACTTGTAGAGAGATATACTGGTATGGTACGCCTGCACAAGCTGCGGCATTGGTTGCGTTAATACCGTAATCAACATACAATTGTTCATTCAAAAGGTGGTGGTCCAAAGCCACCGCCTTTTTTTAATTTATAAATATGCCTACTTTAGACCAATATGCTTATAACATCAGAAACATTGCTCGTGGAGGGCAAGGAGATTCTGACGATGAAAGATTAAAAATCAAACAAATTAAATTTTGGATAAATGGTTATCGTGCTTCCGGAATCTTTCAAGTTTCTGATTATGGTAAAAATATCGATCCACAATTAATTCAAGACTTAGGTGTTGTTCCCTTACAAGAAGTTGATAAGGCTGATTCTGATTGTCCAAAAGTAGAGTGGGGCTGTACTATTAAAAAAGTTGTTATCCCAAAATTGGTTGATTTTCCTGAGATGAGAGCATTGTCTTATGTTGGAAAGATTGATAAGCAATCTCCATTCATTGTAAATTATCCTGACGTTGCTCAATATAAAGCAGAAACAAAATTTGGACACTTATCTAGTCGTGCTTTTTTAATTGGACAGAACCTATATGTAATACTTGTTGAAGATGATGTTAATATGGCGTTTATAAATTTTAGAGGTGTATTTGAGGAGCCTGAAAATGTTGAGGCATATCCATCAGAAGGTTGTGATGTTAAATGTTATGATTCTTCAACGGATCCTTACCCAATGCCTTTTAGGTTATATGAGTATGTTCTTACGAGTATTCTTAGGAATGAATTAAATTGGACAACGCAAGCAATTAATGACGAACTTAATAACGGAAGATTAGATAATGCAAAAATTGGATAACCATGGCCGTTATAATTTATACGGTGTATATTTAGAATGTAAGGACGAAATGGATTCTGGTATTAATTCCTTTCCAAAAGGAGTTACAAAATCTAAGGAAGTTACATACCGAACATTTGCAATGGTGATTAAAATGTATTTCAAAATTTCATTTGAAATGCTACTCAAGGGAATGAGTGTTCCTTTGTTAAATAAGTTTGGAATACTTAATGTTGTTAAAACACAATGTATTCGATATAATCCTTATAGATTTGCAATATATAAAGATGAGTCAGGGAAAGTTATAAGTAAAAAAGTTAAAATAAAATTAAAGTCTGGTTATTGGTATTTTGTTTTCTGGGATTCTCCTAAGAAATGGAGACAGTACAGGTTTAATATCAATATAAAATATAAAAGAGCATACATGGAGTTGGTTAATGATGGATTTGATTATCTTGACTACACTTTAGATGGTTACGGTAGGAATGCTTCAATTGATTATATACAACATATAAAATAGCTATGGGTAATACTGCAAATAAAATTTCATTAAACAGAATCATTGGTGATGTTATTGGGAATCTTAATTTAAAAGTTACAAATAATATCAAAGATGATTTTGCAAGATGGGCTTGTGAGGCTGAAGGTAAGATAGGTTCTACTTCGTCTTATCGTCATTATGAATGTGAGTTAACAATAAGAAATCGTAAAGCATCTTTGCCACCTAATTTCTCTTATCTAGAAGCTCTTAAGATTGGTAATAAGATTATCAATGTAACTGAGCGTTCATTTAGATTATTTAATAAAGGATTTAAGGCTGGATCTCCACTTGCACCTTCTAATTTTATTGGCGGTCAAAAGGTTACAAATACTCCAGGTGTTCCATTAGTTATCGATGTGAAACTAGCAGGAGCTTTTACTGCAGGTGATGTTATTACTGTAACGGTAACTGCAAATAATTGTGGTTCTGTAAACTCAAACACTTTTAATTACATTGTTCAGGCGGGAGATTCGTTAACTGTAATTGCTGCAAATATTTCTACACAAATTAATGCTATCGGAAGTATTGGTTATTCATCTGCTCCCGGAAACGATTTGTTTCAAGTTATTGGTGATGACCCTACTATATCTTTTCAGGTTGCTTTATTTACTGATAGTGTTAATGGAAGTTTAACGCAATGTGTAACTCAGCAAAGAGTTCCACCTAAAACGAATACTGTTAATTTAAACAACACAAATAAAAACCCAATACTACAATCTAATAATCTTGCAAACGCTTCTGTTGCCGAATTGAATACTGGTTTACAGTCTAATGGCGCTAATGGATGGAGTGGTCGAAACAGTTTAAATAGTAATGGTTATGATTACGGTGATTATTCTGCTTCTGTTTTCTCTATAGATAATGGTTGTATTAATTTTAATGCCTTAGATGATACAAAAATAGGTGTCTCTTACATGGGTGTTGAATTAGATAAAGAAGGTTGGCCGTTAGTATCAGAAACTCATGAAGATGCTGTTACTGCTTATATTATGTATATGCACAAAGCAATAAGTTTTTACAATGGGAAAACTCCATTATATGTTTATGAGAAATTAGAGCGTAGATGGTTTGACTTATGTGGTCAAGCAAGAGGTGACGATGAATTGCCAAATGCAGAAGAAATGAAATATTTAGCAAATATGTGGATGCAATTAGTTCCGCTACCAAGTCTTGAAAACTTTTAATTATGCAAGGAGATTCAGCAATAAATGTATTTAGTGGAGGAATGTCTGGTGATATAGATATTCTCAATACTGACCCGTCTACTTATAGAGATTCTATGAATGGTAGACTGATGTTTAATAAGGATGGTACTTATTCTTGGGAGACAGAGAACGGAAGTAAAATTTCGTTTATACTCTCCGCTAATGGTGGGGCAGACAGTCGGACATATAAAATATTAGGTAACACTGGTAATGATAATATTCGTATTATCTGGTCACATTATGAAGATGCAAGTCCTGCGTTATCTAATTCTGAAATTGGAATATTCTCAATTAATGAAGCTGGCATTGGACAATACAAAACTTTATTTAATGATGTAAATGACCCTAATGGAGATAAATTAACTCTTCTTTATAAGAATCAAATTGAAGCAAGATTTGTTTATGAAAACCCTAAAATAATTAGATGTTATTGGATTGATGGAATTGCTATTGATAGTAATCGCCCAAGAGTTATAACAATGAGTTTTGATGAAAATCTGGCTACTCCCCTTGGAAACGAATCTGATGTAAGTGCTTATTCTGTAGATAATCCATCTGTATTCGGAATGAATAGTCAGACCAATTTTAAAATGGGATTGCTTAAGTATGTTAAGAATGTTGGTGGTGGTTTGCTATCAGGAGTTTATCAATACACCTATAGTTTAGGAACTAAGGAAGGTTACAACACTCCTTGGTACCCACCTACACGTAGGGTATTTGTGGCTAATGCTCAGGTAGATAGTTCTAACTGGCATAAATATCAATTTAGTTCTGGAGGTGTTTCTACAAGTAAGGGAAATCAAGTTCAAATTAAAGGGATTGATCAACGATATGATAGAATAAGAGTGGCATATATTTACTCTGTAACTAGTTCTACCGTAGTTCATTCTAAAATATTTTTACAAACTAAAGTTGATAAAAACCCAGGTGGAGATACAATGACTTTTGACCATGTTGGAAATATTGGAGAACCATTATTAACATCTGAAATAGCTGATATATTTAGTGGTATTTTAGGGGCTAAAACTTTAAACATAAAAGATTCTACATTATATTATGGAAATATTAAAGAAAATATTTTACAAGAATTTGATTTAGAACCTATTTTAGAAAACTTAACTATTACGCCATTCTTTAAAGATATGCGTTCTGATGAAGGTCAGCCAGGTGTTTCAAATTTAACCCGTCCTATTACACATCAATATCCTAAAACTGGTATAACTCAAATACAGCAACATGATGATTCGGGTGGTACAGAAGATTATGTTATTGATAAAGATTATGTAAATTATAAAGGAACACAAATAGATCATTCTTGTTCTGGTTATTTTAGGGCAGAAACTTATCGTATGGCTATTGTGTTTTTTGATTTATTAGGATTTGAATCTTTTTCATTTCATTTGGCTGATATACAAATGCCAAATATAACGGGAGCCGATTATGAGTGGAATAGGATTAGAGAAGATGGTTCCATTGTTAATTTTCAGGGTAATTTAGGTGTTCCTGCTTGGCAAACAAATAATTATAACTATGATAATTTTAGAAGTCGAAAAGTTTTAGTTGGAGATGTAGGTCAGAATTATATTACTGGCACTGGAACAAGATCCGTTTCTCATTTAAAGATAATGGGATTAAAGTTTGGTGGTATTGATATTTCAAGTATTAAGAATTTAATTAGTGGATTTAAAATTGTAAGAGCTCCAAGAGATAAAACAATTTTACTACAAGGCTCTATTATGCCCTGTGTTGGAACTGATGACAATGAAGATGGACCTGTAGTGTTACCTTTACCAAGTACGCATCAAAACTTTTATGATTTTGGTCAAAGTTCAGCTCCTAATGGAAATTCAATTGCTTCTGATGTTAAATTAGAGAAGCCTTTTGCTTTTCATAATGAAGGAACTAATCCAGAGGATAGATATTTTGTTAGACCTAATACTTCTGTAATGTATGCTCCTGCTATAAATTTTGGTACCGCAGGACTTCCAAATATCCAAAGTGAAGATCAAGTTAAAATTGTTGGTTGTGCATGGGATACATATAATGATACAAATCCTGATGATGGTACAAACACTTCAAGAGCATTTAGAGCTACTGCTCAATATATGTGGTATGGCAAACATTATAACACTTGGAATGATTGGCATAAGCCAGGCTTTTCTACTAACCCTTTTCCAAGATATGAATCTTATATGGAAGGTATTGTAAGAGTTGACCTTTTAAATCCAAGAGGATTTATAGAAGATTGGATTTCAAATACAGCTGGTGGTGTAAGATTAAATAATGATGTAACTGCTAAGGATGCCGATGATAATAATCGCTCTGCACATGGGGCTTTTAGCACTATATACATGAATCATGGAAATTTTATTCCAACATCCTCGTCTGGAGGAACTAATGATTTTTCTTATGCTCCTTTATTTAAAAATGGGGATCCTTCATCAAGTGGTTATCCGGGAATTTCTATAGGAATTTCTATGGAGTTTATGGGGCATTTACTTTTTAATTGGGTAAGACCAAATCCTCAACCATACGGAGGGCTTACCTTAAGCTCATTAGAAACTACTATATTTTATGGAACAGGTCATTTTCAGCCTATAAATAATGTTACGTTTGATGCTCAGGGAATGCCTGCTGATAATATCTTTAACGGTATTGAAGTTTGGGGTGGAGATTGTTTTTTAGATTATATATCTCACATGAGAATGTATCCTCACTCTAAAGATTTAGATGATGATGATTACTCTGATGGTAGGATATTTCCATGGGAAAATGAATATAATCATACAATGAGGTTTGCAGGAACTGCAGGCGGAGTTGGTACTGACTTAATGCTTGTTTGGACTAATGTAATGGCTAGACCAAGGGGAGATTTGTCTGGCTATCCAGCCTCTGCTCATGGTTTGTATAGTGGAGATAGTGATCCAGATGGAGGTCCTACTGGAGTTTTTGAAGAGTTTCATATTAATGATGCACTTAATTTTCAAGAGTTAACAGAATTTTACAATCCTAAACCAATTAACTTTTTGTCTAATGATATATTTCCAGTTCGATGGAGATATAGCCCGGATAAAATATATGGAGATCCAATTGATACTTGGAGAACGTTTCAAGTAAATGATTTTAGAGATTTGAATGGTAGATATGGTGAAATTACAAGTTCACTTTATATATTTAATCAAATATATTCTTGGCAGGTCTCTGCATTTGGAAGGTTAAGAGCTTCTGATAGAGCATTAATAGAGTCGGAAAATCAAGGGTCATTAAGTACTGGAGTTGGAGATAAGCTTGATGGTGTAGATTATATTTCTACAGAGTTTGGGAATCAACATCAATGGAGTTTGTTTGCCTCAAATTCTGCTGCTTATTGGGTTGATGTTAATAAGAGGAAGATAATGAAGTTTGCTCAAGATGGTCAAAATCCATTGTCTGATATTAAAGGTCAGCATCAATACCTAGAGCAAGAACTTCCACTATTTGAGGACTATGATAATCCTGTATTAAATAGAGGTGTTCATGGCGTGTTTGATTTTGGAAATAATGAGGCGATATTTACTTTCAATAGAGATAGATACCTTTATCCAGACGATAATAATAATATTGTTTTGGTTTCTAGATCTGAACTTGGAAAAACTTATTCGCCATATATTGTTGAACAAAATCAATCGGCAGTACTTAGCTCTACATCTAATGGTCAATCCGTTTATTTGCCTAATGGAAATATAGGTGTTGGTATTAATGAAAATACAATATTATATTTAATGCCAGAGCCTAATGCGTATGTAACATTTGATGTTTACAATGTTGACAATAGTGGAATATCATTATTATTTACCGCAAGTCCTGGAAAATATTATAGATGTTTTAGGCATGGAATTAATGATGCTTGGATGTATGAAGAGGTTCTAAAAAATGATACTACTCCTCATAAAGAAAGTCTTACTTATAGTGAGTATGGAAATTGGTTTTCAAGTTATCATTCGTATTCGCCAACAGCATATATTGGAACCAAGTTTGTTGTGATGTCGCAAGACTCTAAAGGAATTTATAATCCTATTAGAGAGGTTATGGTTCACGATATGGGGTTAAAGGCGCACTTTCCTTCTTGGTCTAATAAATCATATTTTACTATTTCTATTAACGAATCTCCAATGGTTGCAAAATCATTTGATTCATTGAGAATAAATTGTAACGAAGATGCTAATGCTTATATTGATACAATTCTAATGCTGACTGAAACTCAGTTCTATTTTATGGATATGAATACTGATACAAGAAAAAAATATTTAGAAGATGTATTAAGAGTTCCTTTAAGAGCCGAGGATCAACAGGATAGAATGAGAGGTAAACATTTATCACTAACAGTTGAACTAAAAAATAATACTACTTTTAGAGACAGAATCACTAACTTAGTAGCTTATTTTAGAACTTCAAAAAGATTTTAAATTATGGCAGTATTTACAAGTACATCAGAATTAGAGCAGCAGAAACAGCATAGAAACTTCAAGAAGCAAACCGGATGGAAAGCTGGTGCAATGGCTATGATGGGTCATAATGCGGATGGAACTAAAAATTCTTTCGGTAAATATTTAGGAGGTAGTCCTTTAATGACTCTTGGTGCAGGTATTATGTCGCAAGATTCTGATGCCGAGGAAGTTATAAAGTCTCAACAAGAAGCAGAGATAAGTCATCAGCTAGGGGTTGTTGAGTTTGTTGGTGAAATATATGGTGCGGGTGCTGCTTCGGGTGCTTCGGGAGGTGCTGGTGCAGCTAGTGGGTCTGCTACTGGTGGAAGTGCTGCTTCAATGTTTGGTCAAGGCGGTGGCGGTGCAGCAGGGCAAGGCTCTATGATGGGAAATACAATGAACTCAGCTTTAGGTGGTTCGGGTGGTGCTAATAGCTTACAATCTACAGTTGGTGGTGGAAGTTCTATGTTTAAAGAGGGAACTAAGGCAAGCGATCTTGCTAATAGCGAAGGTGGTAAAACATTAACTAATAAATTAAGTGAACAAGGCAAGCAGTCTGTTATAGATGAAATGAATGCTTCAGCAGGTGATATACTACCATTAGAAAGTGAATATACAACAGAAGGTGATTCTGTATCTTCGGCTGGAAGTGCTAACGTTGATTCTTCAGTAAGTAGTGGACAAACTGATTCTATGAGTAGCATGGCAAGTGCGACAGAATCATTACCATTGGTTGGTTCTGCAACAGGTTTATATGCTGAAAAAATGGCTATTGCTGATGCTTATGAAGGTAAACGTAGAGAAATTGCAGGAAGAACTACTAAAAGTTCTGGCGCTAGAAGAGTTTAATTATGGCTAAGACACAAAAAGAAATAGATAATAATGCTAGAGCTTCTGTTGAAAGGTCGCAGAAAATTTCAATGGTATATAGAAAGCAGCAAGAGCTTGACGCGTTACAAGAAGAACTAGACTCTATTGCTGTAAAATTTAATGTAAATAAAACTGAGGCACAAAATAAAGCTGAATTAGTAACTCCATTAGAGAGAAAGATTAAGAATGCAAAAAGTGTTTTAAATAAAGAGCATATAAAAGTAATCAATAGTGGTGATAGGGAGTTGATTAAAGATTATAAGAAAACTTTATCTGCAGATGATTACGGTAAAAAAATTGCTTCATCTGTGAATTACAACCCTTCCAAACAATCGAAAAAAAATACGACAATGGCTAAGACTAATAAGAGAGATAAAATCGTGTCTGATTTTAGAGAGAATTTACAAGCTAAAGAAGATAAACTTGCTTATTTAGAACAAAAGGATCCTAACAGTAAGGAGTATAAGGATTTAAAAGCCGAGATAGAAAACGGTAAAATTATATCTGTTTATCAGGACCAGAAAAATAAGGAAGAACAATACGATAAAGATATTGCCGAGGCTGAGAAGAGTGGTAACTGGACAAGAGCTAAAGAGTTAGATACTGAGAAAAAATCTTTTGATAAGAATAAGGTTGATTTCGGCAAGATGACTAAAGAGCTAGAGGCAAATAATGCATTTAGATATTCGACAAGAGAAGGTGCTCAACCATTTCTTAAAACGGGTAAGGATATTTTAGACGTTAATATGGGTAATATTAACGAATCTTTTGCTAAAAGTAATCAAGAGTTTATTTCTGAAAGAGATGCTGAACGTGCTGCTTTAAATATTGAGAGAGCTTCTTCTGAAGATGGATCAGGAAGTACTTCGAGTAGCGAAACTAGAAGCTCAACTTCTAGCCGTTCTGAAAAAACACAAATTGAAACTCGTCCTGAAAGACAGCCTAATGCAGCTAGTGATACTTCTGATTTAGAAAAAGGAAGTCAAGATTGGGCTCAAATAGCAGAACAAAGACAACAAGAAATTGATGATCTTAACTCAGCCGAATCTGAAGAATTTCAATTTGATTATGCTCCAGACGGGCAAAGTGATAAAGATGTTCTTGGTAGTTTAATGGATGTTGGTAGAGGTGCTGTAGGGATGATGGGAGCTATGGAAGAAGTTCCTACTTATGAAAGAGGAACTATGTGGAATCAGGCAATGGACGAATCTGAGAGGATGCGTGATGAAGGATTGTCTGCTGATGAATTAAACTATCGTAATCAACAAGCTGAACAAGCTTATGCATATAATGTTAAGAATATTCGTAGAGGTGCGGGAGGAAGTGCAGGAGCTTATTTAGGTAATGTTCAAAGTGCTGCTGCAGGTCTTTATGGAGAATATGGAAAGACTGCTGCTATTGATGAAGGACTTCGTAGACAGAATAGAGCTAACTTCCAAGGGATGGCTGGAAAAGATGAGGTTATTAATCGTCAAATATTTCAAGATGATTTATCCCAGGTACTAAAAAACAAAGAACAAGGTGCTGCCTTAGTTGGTGATGCTATAAATAATATCCAAGAGAGAGAACAATTCAGAAAGAAATATGGAAAGGATAGTGCTTCTTACGCATACAAGAAAGCTTTAACTAAAGATTTAGAATCTGAATCTTTCTATAGAGATAAATCTAATAAAAGTAGAACTGGCAAAGCTTTACGTGAATTAGAATTTGAAAGAGATAAAGCTTTAGAAAAGTCAGGAGATGTGAATGTTATTGATGGTGCTCAAAATGATGCGTTAGTAAAAGAAACAATGGCTAAGACTCAACAGGCTGATACATTAGGTAATAGTACTGGTTCGGGATTAGTAAATGATGCTTTAAGTAATGCTAAAACTGAAACAGTTCCTACTGAAATTAATGCAGAAGGAAAGCCTATAACTGGAGGAACAGTTACTAAGACTTCTTCTTCTCCTTCTCCTAGTGGTCAATCTGAACAAGAGATTTCTAAAGAAAATATTGCCAAAAACATAAAGAAATCTGAGCCTAAAAAACTTAAGAAAGAATTAGATATTCTTATTGATGCAGAGCAGTATGGTGGTCTTACCAAAGAACAAGAGGTAAGAAAAAATGAATTAAAGGGATTAATTTAATATATTTACACAATGGCAGATTGGGGATTATATGCGGCATTGAGAGGTCAAGATAACTGGGCTCAACGTAGAGCTGACGAACAAATGGAGATGCAAGTTCTTCAAAAGCATGCAGCTCGTGAAGAGAAGAAAACTCAACAGTCAATGATGGCTGAGGAGGGAATCAACAAGTATCTTGACGAGATGGCTAATATTGATGTTCTTCCCGAAGATCAAGAAAGAATCAAGGAAGTAGAAAGACAAGCAAGGCACAATATTATTAAGGGTATTGCTCAGAATAATGGTGACTTATCTCGTTATGTTTCTTCTGGAGGTATTACTGATTTACATGAATATAAAAATTCTATTATCCAGTCTGGAGAAGTTAAAACAGCTTTATCAAATAAGGAAAATATGGCTAAAATTATAGCCGATAAACAAGCAGGTAATCGCTGGTTTAAGCCTATAGAAGTAAACATTCCGCAAACAGATGAAGAAGGAAATGAGTTGATGGATGTTAACGGTCAGCCTGTGATGGATAAAAGAATGGTTGATGTTGATGAGCAATTATCTTTATTTAAGAATGGTGTCATTAATAATCTTGGCTATAATGGTTCTGAAAAGAAGGTTAAACTTAATGCTATGGCATTTAAGGGGGCGTTCAAAGATGATAAAAATAAGCAAGGACCTAATGAGGTTACTACATCTGATATTGTATTTCACGCTATGGAAGCAGGAGCTTCTGAAGAATATGCTAATCATTTGGCAGATAGTTATAAAGAAAGATATGATGCGGGTATGGATCCTTGGAAATGGAAAGCGTGGGATCAAGCAGAAGCTGATTTAATGAATGCAAAAACTAATAAGTTGAAAGGCCATACAGGTTCAACAGAAAATCAAGGTTATAAAGACATATACAAAAGGTCTGTTACGGGAGTTGGTCACAATCAACAAGCTGGAGAATCTAAAGATTGGGTAAACAAAGATGGTTCTGTAGGTGCTACTGATTATAAAACTCACACTGTTTCATCTAATGAAACAAGAGAGCTATTTAATCAAATGGGTATTAGTCTAGACCAATTAAAGAATGTTAAAACAGTGGATAATGATGGAGATATTATTGAGGTTGCCGATGTTCAAAATCCAGTATTAATACCTGGAGGAAAAATATATTCTCCTAGTAGCGGTAGACCTGTAGCTTTATCAAATTTACCATATACAATTACATCTATAGACCCTGTAGTTCATAGAGTTGATGGAGATTCTTATATGCAAGTTAGTATTTATACGGATGAAAATGCTTTTGATGCTTTAGGTGATGAAGGAATTAGAAGTGAAGCTGGACTTGACCACATGAATGCAGATTGGAAACAACACGTTTCTAAAGCAGGAGGTGGTGGATGGTCAGGAGAGAACTATGATGTTACTGCTTGGATTAAAATAAATGATTCCCCATCTGCTCGTAAGAAAGGAACTAACAATCTTCAACCTGCTAAGTGGCAAGAAGAAGGTGGGGTTTATGGTACAGGTGGTGGAGATGGTGTTGTTAAAGAGAATGTAAGGGAATTTTATAATTAAAATATTATGCCAGAAGAAATAGTTCACAATACTGAGGATGGTAATACTGCTCAAAATCAACCTACAAATAATGTAAATGAAGAGGATTCGGCAGCTAAAGCTTTCCAAGAAAAGACTGCTCGAACAATAGCCTACTTCAACGATATGGATAATCCTGAGTATGATGATATAGAAAAGGATATACTTGCTACAGGAACGTCTATACCAGACTTTAAGAAAGATTTTGTTGAATCTATTGATGCGATGGGTGGTGGTGAAGGAGAATCTATAATGGGTATGATGCCTACTGATAAGAACTATAGTAATGTTTATGATTTTAAGAATAGTGTTTGGGATGATTTTGCTACAAGTTTTCAAGGTGGTTTAAATAGAGCTGCTTATGGTCTTGGTGCAGTTGTACCAGGTATTGCTGCTGCTACTCAAGAAAGTGGAGAAAGCCCTGAATGGACTACTGATTGGATTGAGGGGATGGGAGATTGGCATGATGCTACAAAGGAAAGAACAAGCGATGCTTCTAAGCAATCGTTTTTTGAAACAGGAAGTGCAAGAGCATTTGCTAGTGGAATGGGAAGTGGTTTAGCCTCTATGGCTCCAATGGCTTTAAATTTTATTCCTTATGTTGGTAGTGCTGCATATCTTACAACAACCTTTTCTGATGTATTTGGTACTATCTTAGAGAATGGTCAAGAGAATGTATTGTCCGTTGAAAATTCATCACGTATGGCATTGGCATTGGCTATTCCTATTACTGTTTTGTAAATAGTTG